AACCACCTACCTGGCGTGGGCCAATGCAACTGCAAGGTTTGATGGACATAGAGGGTGCTAGTTATGGAATCCTGGTAGTCTGTTATCAGAGTATTTATTGGCGATATTTTATATATCCACGCAATGAAGAAATTGTTGCTGAAATCCACACTCTCGTAAAGGACATGGATAGAAGAGTTAAGGAAGAAGATTTCTTTCCCCCTCAAAGTCCAAAGGATGCTAGTACGTTATATCCAGAAACTAACGAGCAACATATAGATCTAAATGAAGATGCAATGGATTACATAGATCTATACCAACAGGCTAGTAAAAGCATAAAGCATTGGCAGTCTGTAAAGGAGGATGCCCAGGTTAGTTTAATGGGAATAATGCAAGACAACACGACAGGATCTATAACCACAAATGACACTACATACATAGTTAAGTGGGGTATGCGTACGGTAAAACCTAAACCTTCTAAGATCATCCCAGAAGAACCAGGTTACACAGTTAGATCTAACTCAATATCAATTAAGGAAGTTACAAATGAAAATTGAAACATCAGATACGCCTTTACCCAGATCTAGGTACCAAGGCTTTATAGATGAATTGCTAAAGGGCAAAACTATTATTAATCTTGAACACAAGGCTTATAACAGTATTCGCCAGGCTTGCTATAAACAAGAATTAAATCTTGAATATAGGATTCATACTAGAAAACAACAAGACGGCAGATATGCTATCTGCCTACACAAACTCTCTACTCTATAACCTTTAAGGGCAATGTATGATCGTCAGCAGTTTCTAACAGATGCGCGTTATATATTGCCCTTCTTCCTACCTGCGTTGCATATTTACTATCTAGCAGGTTAACCGCCGCTCCTTCCCAATTACCACTCTGTAGATCTCGTAACATATTTTGAAAGTTTGATATGGCAGGTACGCCCATGTTAAAGCCAAGATCCATCATTACCATTTGCGCCCTGGGCGGTAGATCTTTTATCCATGGCCATCTTTCTAGTAATTCTTCCTGGACAATCTTTATATCGTTGCCCAGGAGAATCATCGCTTCATCTTCAGAGATACCTCTATCATCCAAATTGCGACCTACGCCGATCGTGTTCTTGCCACTTGTGCATTTGTAAAGCTGAGTTTTCATACCTTCAAACTCTATAAGGTGTGCGGTAAGTTCTTTAATCATCGCTAGAGTTTGACGCGCCAAAATAAAAAGAAATTATTGCAGAAGCTAGTCCACCTAAATAACCAAGTACCAGGTTAATAAGCGCTTCTGAATTTTGTTCTGGTGGTTGTAGTGTCACTAAGAATATGTAACCCAAAAAACCGCAGATAACTAGTATACCAACAAGCTTGCTAGTCCAATCTTTAGAGAATGTAGATCTAGCGTTTTGTATATCTGCTGTCTCTAGGGCAAATAAATCCACGTCTAGTTCTTTCATCTTAACTTCAAAATCATTGTCTATCTTTTTAAGATCTGCAAGTTGCTCAGGCGTGGCGTTCTGCACAGCTTTTTCAACATCTTTTGGAGTGTTCTTGCATCCCAACGCCTGAGAAACCATATTCATTGCCATGTTGCCCATTGGGCCACCGAGGGCAGTACCTATAGTTGGTGCTACAGCACCAATGACACCTTTAAGTAAATCTTTCATGCGTCAATTTGTAAGTTGCGTTTTGTGTCTGTCAACTCTCGTAGAGAGATATTTTTTAGTCACCTTGCCTTATTTTTATTGTATTAGAAGATCCTCCGTTGATTTTCACGACATTCTCTACGCCATCTTGTAAAAGAATTAACGTATAAGCGCCTGAACCATCTAAATCTATCCTGAAACTGTTGCCTACAGATCTAATAAGGCTAATCTGTTGACCTGAAATAATTGTAGTGATCTGTGTATCTTTATCCTGGCCAATGTCAGTTCCGCTAATTTTGATGCCTGTTGCGACCTGGTCTAGCTTATCTTCTTCATCATCTATAGCCAGGGCATCAATAATATTTAAGAGATCTTCAAGAAAATTAACATCCAGGTAATTTATATCTAATTCTGTAAACTCTAGATCCGCTTCATTGTCTAAGAAATTTTCTGACAAGTAGTCAATTTCTAAATCGTTGTACTCTAAATAATCTGCTACAGATTGATTTTGTGTACTTTCTTGCAGATCTTCTTTTGCAGTAGGTGGATTAACAATCAACATATTGTCTATGAGATCTAAAGTGAGATCTAAAATAACAGGCTTAGTTGGTGCCTGTTCATAAACACTTGCAACTGTAGATTGATAAGGTTGATTAAGAACTACCATGCCCATAGCTGTCTCTACTGTTATCTCCCCACTAGATGTACCGTCAAAATTTGGCAATAAGATAACTAAGGATCTGCCGAGTTCATCTACCGTTATAGTGAAGTCTGTACCTCTAATACCAATAGTTGCGCTATTAGTGCGTATTTTGATATTTTTTTTACGTACTTTACCTAGTTTACCTGTTACAAATCTTGCAGTGCCTTTAGCAAAAGTAAGAGCCATTTTTGATTTATCAGGGTTTGGATCAAATACAAACTCATCAATTAAAACTCTAGAATTTTCAGTTAACCGTATTTGTGTTTCATCAATAAAAGTTATGCCCATACGGCCTTTAGCAGTTTCTACTTTGTCATAACTTAAGATGTCAAAGTCTAACTCTGCTCCGTAGGGTTTATCTCTTACGACCTGGGCGTTACCGTTTAACTCGCTTATGTTTCCAATACTAACAAGAGGTACTTGTCCCGCCGTCACTTTGGATAACACAGATGCTAGAAGTACCAGTGCCGCTAGATATGATTTTAAGCCAGTCATTATCTAAAGTTGATTGCTGTTGTATGTTGAAGGTTCTATCAGATCCATCGTGGTCAAGATAGAAATAACCGCCTGAATAACCATCACCGTCATAAGTCAGTGTATTGTCAGATCCATTTATATCTACATAGTTAGTTGCTAGATCTACATCTATTGCCGCAGTTATAGAGTTACTAGATCCATTAATAATCCAATCTAGATCTAAAGTAGAAGCCTGGGCCGCGTTAGCCTGGTTAAGTGTAAATTGGTTACTATTTCCTGTTACATCTACGTTTATGTTTGATGAATCAGCACCATAAGTATTTGTAGGATCTACAGAGGTGTTAAAGGTATTGCTGTTACCGTCAAACTCATAAAATCCTGTAAATGAATCGCCAATGATTTTTCCTAACCATTTATTAGCATCGCCAATCTGGTTTATATCTAAAGTCGCCCCTGTAGATGTAAACTGAAAAGCTGTTAGATCTCCTGCGGTGCTACCTGCACCTCCAATGATGTTTCCAGATCCTAATTGTTCTAGATCTATATTTGTAGATCCTGAAGAACCAACCTGGCTTATCCAGATCTCATTATCCGCGCTTGATAAAGGTGCAGACAATAAAAGTAATAAAATTAATTTTTTCATTCTTTATATCTCCATAGTTTAAGTGTCACACCCTCATTTATAGTTGCCAGTACAGCACTCTCTATTGCTATTTGTAGTGCTGTTGACATTGGTTCATTTGCTACAGATCCACCCTCTATTTCTACTAACTCTGTGCCTTCGCTTATAAATCTAAATACATCGTTATCCAGGGAAGCTGAGAATACTGATTTAGTAACTAGAACTTCTGTTAGGATCCTACCTGTGCTAACAGACACAGTACGTAGGCTAACTGTTACTTGATCTCTTCTAACTTTGCGGCTTGCGCCTAAACCTAAATACCTGGCACCCATACCTGCGCTTTCTATGTTAGCTTCATAGCTTAAAACGCCACCAGTCATGACCATGTCGCCAAACTTAAGCGGCATAAGCTTTTGATCTTCGTCAAATGTTTCCCTGGTAGATCTAATTAACTGCCTTTCTTTAGTCACTGCGTCTAGTGACACTCTTTCTACTACTTCAAAGAAATTAGAATGTTTCAAAGCGCGTATTAGGTAGGCGTGTGGTGCCTGGGTAACTGCTGTACTAAATGTAGCGTATTTAGAATTAGATCTTCTTTGTCCTGTAAGATCCTGGAAATCATAAACCGCTATGACAGGTTTTCTTTCTGGTTCTGCTACGTTTTTTAGATCTGTATGTAACGTTTGCATTACAGCATTTTCTAAATACTCAACTGGCGGTAAGTTGTTTTGTATTGGATCTATCATTAGCGTACAACTAGAAAGTAAAACCGCCGATAGGAACAATAACAGTAGTTTCTGTTCCATCTTCTGAAATGATCGTAACTTTAACTTCTTCATCTGTTATCTCGTATTCAATTAAATTACCGTCTAATTCCATAGATCCGCTTTTGTTAGGATTTTCACCAAACAAAGCATCTTCTACTTGCCTGGCAATGTTGGCATAAATCCTGGAAGTAAGGTTTCTCATAAACCTGGCTTCTACAGTATTATTTTTTTCTCTTTCTATTTCGTCTTGCAGTGCTTGTATCTCATCTCTTATAGCTTGCTTTCTATTGGTCTCAGTTTGATCTATAAAAAAATAATGATTAGAAGTGCCTACACCATTAAAAGAAGGTGACTTAAATTCATGCACCATTTCATCTGCCTCTT